TTCTTCATGTACAAACCGCCGTAATGCGCCATGTCACTGCTTCTTCCGCTTGCTGGGCATATGAGCCTATTCTACTACAGAATGCCAGTCTCAACTTGGGAGCGGTCAGTCGCCTCCCGCTCAATCTTCGCAGCCCCATCTACATGGGCAGGCTGCAAACCGTCACGCCTCAACCGCTTATAAGCATCCATGTCTTTCGACCAGCGACGCTCCGTAGCGTCAATACTGTTCGCCTGCCCCTTACGAGACGGCATAGCAGCAGCAGAAAAGCCGACATGGGCGACACGGCACCCGAAACAGCCCTCCACATCCAACTCAGGATGAACCTCACGATGTTTCATGTGAAACAGTCTACGAGATGTACGGGCCGTAACCGGCAGCAATCAAAGCGTCCCGCTCATCATCATCAAACAACACATGATCATGGCCGCCCTGATAGATGATCGCAATGTCGGTGTCGTCCATCGGCTGATTCTCGGTGAACGTCCCGTCAGTCAACTTCCACACGTTGCGGCCACGCGGACCGGGCTGATAGTGGCGATACAGCGAGTACACAAGTTTGTTGGCGGGGATCATGTCGATCCCGTAGAAGTCGGAGCCGGTGAAATCGACCTGGTTGTCGGTGGGCGGGCGGAACACCTGGTAGCGGCGTCCCGCACCGGTTTGAGTTCCTGCGCCGGTGCCTGCCCCGGTGCGCCGGTATAGGCGGCGTGACGTGGTGACGCCTGCGCCCGCGCCTGATCCGCTGCCGGTTCGAGGGTGGATGGTGAGGCCGATGGCGGTGTCGCCGGCTGTTGCGCCACCGGTTCCGTAGGAGGTGCGGAGGTGTTCGTGAAGGATCGCGTTGTTTGACGTGCCGGTGCCTGCACCGGTTGCGGTGCGTGGGACGATTCGAACACCGGTCGAGGTGGATGCTCCAGCGCCAGACGAGCTGCTGGTGCGCGGATGGATGGTGAGTTGGACGGTGACGGATGCCCCGGTGCCGGTGCCCGTGGCGGTCCGGTCAACGGTCTTGGAGCCGTTGTACGAGGCCGTAACGTCCGCATAGGTGATCGAGGTTGACGAATAGCCTTGTGGGGTGTCGGTGACTGCGCCTTCGTAGGTGACGGTGATACGGTCGTAGTCGGCTTCGGAGTCGTACCGGTCGGAGGCGAGGGTGTCGCCTGCGTAGGTTACGTTTTCTTCGTAGTCGGTGGACGACTCGTACAGCCGTGCCATTGTCAGGCTCCCGGCGGATCAGGAAACTCAGCGGTAGGGCTGGGAGTCCAAGTGGCTGGGAAGTCACGCAACTGCTGACGGTACGTTTCCCACGCCTGCTTGTCAGTCGGTGCATCAGGCAGAACAGTCCAGTCGCACCAAGCCAAAAAGCCGTCGCGGGCTTTCCGCATTTCTTCAATATAAGCCTCGGGTGTGTCACCGTCGAAATCGCATTTCACCAACATCAGGCCGCTCCTACATCCTCAACAATGATTCCATGATATGAAACGCCGCCAATGTTGCCGTTCGCTCTGATCGTGCCGGTATTTGTTAAAGAGGCCAAATACAAGTCGTGTGTTCCGGCGGCGAATGTTGCGAAATGAATTACCACGACGTGTAAAGCATCCGCGTAACCACTACCAGTACCCAAAGCAACATTTGCGTCTTGTAACAGGTTTCCAGTAGCAACCGGACCGTCCATGATTCGCAATCTTCCGTAAAGATTGGTGCTGGCCTGATCTAAGTTTGCGAAGCCGGTCACCTTCAACTGTCTGCTTGCCGACAACGTAACAGACACGTTCACGATGTCAGTTCCGCTTGTGCCGATACCAGTAAAATCTGCAGTCGATTTGGCCGAAGCCAAAACACCTGCTGGCAACTGGGCGATCTTGTAATCATGGCTCGACGCAACCCCAGACGAATCCGCACCCACCTTTGCCTGCAACGCCTCAACAGCATCATTCAAATCCGAATGTTGCGTAGCATGAGGCACCGACACAGAATCCATCGCATCCGAAGACGACGGATTCGTAAACGTGTCAAGCGAAGAAGGAAAATTAGAGGCCATCAGTTACTTCCTGCCAAGATTGCGGAGCTTCATCCCAATTGTACAACAAGCTGTAAGTTTAGCAGCAGATTACCGAAACGGCGGTCCAGTAATCCACGCCACCAACGAATAGCGAACACCCTCGGTGACCGGCGTTACTCGGTGCGGCATCCACGACGGAAACAGAAATGCCCGCCCACGTTCCCGCCCCAAAAATTGTAACGATATATCGTTCCCGTCCGGTGAAATTTGTAAATCACCGCCTTCGTAATCTTTTGGATCTGATAATTGAATTGTTAAAGACAATTTACGAGGCGCGTCACCGGGGCCCATATCACAATGCCAGTCATAATGAGCATTGGGTGCTTGGTATTGGGTAAATTGTAAACCTTCAATAAACCCAGTAAGATCAAAATTGAAATACTGGGCGTTGATACCATTAACCATTTGAGAAAGACGTTGAAATATCCATTCAGTCTTTACAGACGGGTACAAAAATTGTACTGATGACACCCTTATGCTGGCTGGCGCATTAAAGACAGGTGCATTTTGCATCTCTTGCGATGCGCTGCTAATAATTTTGTCACATTCTTGATCGGTGAAAACATCCGCCCATGCGGATGTACTTGAAGGGTTTAGTTGTAGCGGCCACCCGCCTCCAATTTGAATCATAATACTGTTTTTTATTTACTTTCAAGTTTTACAGATGCCCATTTGTTTAACGGACAGGCTGCTTCAGCAAACTTTACTTTAGCCTTCATAAAACACAAACACTTCCGACACTGCGTGGTCGGCAACAAAAACTCGCATTTCTTACAAACGTCATAACGGGCCTGAGCAACCTCACGATCCACATACATCGTAGACAGCTTCACAAAATCCAACGGCGAAACCATCACTCGACCTCATAATCAGAATTCGGCACAACAAACCACTCGCCCAAATCTTCAAGCCAGAACGCTTCACCATCAGGTTTTGGCACCGGAGGTTCCCACTCGCCAGTCTCCACGTTCATCGTCCATGACTCAAACGGGGCCGGTTCGGTAAACACACCCAAAGACTCCAACCAGTAACCACCAATCGGGGCCGAACCTTCCATCAACTCGAAACCGTCAGGCACGGTAAACGGTGTGACACCATCCCACAAAATACAGTTATCAACTTTGCTAGTTGCGGTTTCTAAAACGATGTACGGTTTCATCCCCACACCTCAACAATCACGATACCGCTATCGCCACCCCCACCGTATCCTTGATATGCGGGCCTGCAACTAATTCCCCGACCCGACCCACCATTGCCAGTATTATTGTTGGTTGCTTGTTGAAACGTTGTGTTGCCTTCATTGTTTGCACCAGAATCCGTATGAGCATTACGAAAAATCACGTTTGTGCCCAAATGTTTGGCTGCCGATGTTTGGTAAATCCCACCCGAACCCGCAACTCCATAAGCGACGTGTCCAACGCAGTTACCTAAACCAGAGTCAACTTTACCAGAACCGCCATGGCCGCCTTGATAAATAAGGCCGCTATGACCGGTACCGCCACCACCAGTAAGTAAAAAAGACTGGTCGTTTAAATATCCGTTACCGCCTGAACCGCCATACGCAGCAGGACCAGCACCAGAAATTTGAAAAGAGGATGTTCCTCCCGTTGATCCTCGGACGTTATTAAGCGTTCCGCCAGCACCACCCAAACCAACCGTCACAGTATTCGGTCCAGCAAAATGACCGCTAGCACCTTTGATATGTTCTGAATAAACGCAGCCGCCTCCGCCTCCACCGCCAGAAGCACGCATACTGGCAGCAGTCCAACCGCCACCACCACCGCCACCGCCTTGCACCCAAACACGCAACGCACCAGCACCCGGATAATCAGCAGGATCAAACGTCCCAGACGACGTAAAAATCACTGTGTCCAATAAACGCATCTGGTCAACAGTTGAAGCACGAAACCCGGACGAAGAAAACGTTTTCATCAAGCAATCTCCACACCAGAAATATGGAACTTCACGTCAGTGGACGATGCCAAACCCTCAATTAAATCGGCAGCATCCAACACCTGTTTAAAATCCAACACTAACGTATCGTTAGCCGGGACAGCAACATCGTTAGCAACTTGCACCCCACCCAACGACAAATCAAACGACTGGTTACTAGCACCAACATTGCTGACCACAACCGAATGAATAACAGTCGTAGTTGATGCAGGCGTAGTGTACAACGTCGTGTTAGTCAACGATGCAGCCCCGCGAAACAGAACGGTGAATGTAGTTGCCATGTGCGTTTCCTAAAGTCCGATTAGTGCAAGTGCTTCTAATAAGTTCAATTTGTAGTCGTGGCTCGAAGTCACGGCAGACGAATCAACACCAACCTTTGCTTGCAACGCCTCAATCGCGTCGTTAGCGTCAGCGTGCTGCTCATCATGCGGCGGCGAATCCAAAGTGTCGGTAGCCGATGGGTTAGTGAGCGTGTCGAGCGAAGTAGGAAAGTTCGTAGCCATCAGGCAAGCTCCTCGTCCTCGACGGGCGGTGCGATCCAGTTCGTGCCGTCATAGGTCCAGCCGGGACCGGCACCAACACCATCAGGCACAGCAACAACGGTCAGCCCGTCAGCAGGTGTGTATTCGGTTTGACCGTCCCACACGATGGCGTTCACAACCAAACCGTCGGCGTTGATTTGTGCGTATTTCATGCGTACAACTCCACGATCACGATTCCGTCAGCACCATCACCACCGGTCGTACCTGTGCCACTTTTTTGCCATGCACCAGCACCGCCACCACCATAGTTTCGACCGTCCTTGCGATTATTGTGTACGGCGGGGGAGTTTGTCG